AAAAGAGGTAGCTTTCTGGGAAGATCGAGAAGACCCTGGACGGTTTGCCGCAAGACTAATGAGGGTGCAAGGACACTACAACGGAGCTCTAATAGCCGTAGAGTCCAACGCTATGGTCTGTATTGCCATTCTTAAAGACAAGAAGTGCCCGAGCCTCTTGTGGACGAATCGGAACCACCCCGGATGGTACGCCACCTCCAAGAGGATTCAGGAAGCAGAAGCGATGCTCGTCCAGCTACTGCGAGAAGAAGAGATAGACATCATCTCCCGAGGCATGTTGCACCAACTCGTTAACTACGACGGCACTAATAATAAGCGCGTAAAAGGCCAAGACGGTACCACGCATCACTTCGACCGTGCCCGAACGGCTATCATGGCGGCGGACATTCTCTCGCGCAGACACTTCACACGCGCTAATATCCAACCGGAAATAGACCAGCGCCCTGCTGGGCAGCTGACTATAGGAGACTTGGACCGCTACAAGCGCAAGTCTACTAAAGAAGCAGGAAACCTCTTTAAGCCTCCCCCGAGGAACTGGATGTAACCATGGCAAAGAAGAAAGACCCAAAGAAGACCTACGGCGGAAAAATGTTTTCTGGCACCGCCGCAGCAGACTTTGCAAAGGCAAAGGCCAAGGTAGAAGAGGCGGCAGGCTTGCGAGGAACGATGACCACTGCCCGTAAGAAAGCCACCGAGTCGTAGGATAAGAGAATGCCTAAGCTTTCCGTTCTTATCGATCGCCACCTGGAGTTCTACAAGAGCCAGGAGAAGGAGATCTTCGACAAGGCCCGTCGGTACTACCGGGGAGACTTCTGGACGCAGCGGTCTACGGACCTCGACACGAACACAAACCTTCACCTGTGTTCTAAGAATCTTATCTATGCTATCGCAGATACTGCGGTTTCTGCTCTTCTGGGACCCAACCCCCAGGTGGCAGCTAACCCGCGCAACGCCCGTAGCCAGGACCAGTCGCCGTCCGTAACAGGACTTCTCGAGTACGTCTTCCGCTCCAACCGCATGCGGAGACGCGCAGCAACAGCGTTGATCGACGCTGTTCTCTGTAAGCGAGGCATCTTCAAGACCAGCTGGAACAAGACAGAAGACAGGCCCGTAGTGAAGGTCTGCGATCCCTCTACGGTGTTCTTCGATCTTACTGTGCGCGACGTTGACGACATTAAGTACTGGCTCGAAGCCACCGTCGTCCCCTTCTCCGAGTTCAAAGCCCGTGTGGAGTCTGGTCGTTACGACGCCAAGCTGGACGATGTTCAGCCAGATCGCTTCCCGAAGTGGATGCTCGGCTCGAAGCAGCGCGGTGAGACCAACGCCGTTCGCGACGCCTTCGAGTGGATCACAGTCTGGGAGTACTACGATCGAGAGACCAACAAGGTCAAGCACTACGTTAGGCAGCTCGACAAGGTCGTGTTCGAAGACGACATTGACTACATCCCCTACTCCATGTTCAGCCTCAACCAGTCGGGCGTGGACTGCCTGGGGCTGAGCGAAGTACAGCTTGTCTTGACCCAGCAAGAGACGGTTAACGACCTGCTTACGCATATGAAGCGTATCACCTATCTTATGATTCCCAGAGTCCTCTACGACGCCGGGCGCATTAGTGAGGAAGATCTAAACAAGGCAGTAGCCGCATCAGCTGGATCTTTCGTGGGCATCGCCCCGCAGAACTCCGAAGCACTGCGCTCACTGGGATCGTTGTTCTACGAGATGCCCTACCCGCAGAACCCGCAGGGTGTAAAAGAGTTCGTAGCCCGGCAAGAAGACGATGCCGCGTTCATCTCAGCCCTGGCTGAAGCTGCTCGTGGGCAAGTGGTCGGAGCTCGAACCGCTACGGAAATGGCGATCATCGATGCCCAGATGAAGAACCGTCTGGCCACGCGAGAAGGACACATCAACGACGCCATGGAAGACATGGCTGCAAAGTGCTTCTACCTGTGCCGTAAGTACATGAAGGGCGAAAAGATGATCCGTGTCGCCGGGGATAGAAAGTGGGCTGCGGTAGACATCTCCACCATCGCTGATGTCGAAGTAGACTTCGAGATGGTTAGCTACAACCCCATCAAGACCAACCCAGCAGTCATGGTAGAGACACTGCTTCAGCTCATCCCGCTGCTCCAGCAAGACCCGAATGTCGACGGTCGACGCCTGACCGAGGAGATCGTGAAGGGTATCGGTCTCCCGATGGGACTTCTCATGCCCGAGGAAGATGTGGCAATGGCCGCGCAAGCAGAAGCCCAGATGGCGCAGCAGCTTGCGATGGGCGGAGCAGGCGCACCGGGCGGGGGCGGCCCGCCGATGGGAGCAGAAGGCGGCCTACCACCAGAGCTCGTAGCCCTAATGGGCGGGGGTGGTGGAGAGGCTCAGCCGGCAGCCCCAGAAGACAGCATGGCAGCAGGCGGTGACTCGCCCATCCGAGAGGAAGGCTGATGTCGCAGCAGCGCAGGCAGCACCGTCGGTATTCCCGAAAAGTCCATCAAATGCGACCCGTGAGTCGTCAGAACCCGGACGGCACTACGTCGACAGTTTTAATGACTTCGATGGACAATTACGCGCTACCGACTCTATTCCCGAGAGATCCAGAGAACGTAAGCCCCGACCCGCAAGACTGGGTCGAGTTAGCCGGTTCAGAGGCTTTCGAAATGGCGCGGGAAAGAGGCGAGCTGTTTAGCTTCGATACACAGCAAGAAGCCGATAGTTTTGCTCAGGGGTCATGGAAACGCCCTGAAGAGGGCGGCGACTATAGAACCTTAATGGACCGGTTAAGACGACAGGCACAGGAAAAGTAATGCCTAAGGAAGACAGCATGGCAGCAGGCGGTGACGCGCCCATCCGAGAGGAAGGATAGTGGGTTCTTTAGACCAAATGTACGAGGGTCCAGCAGGGGCAGCGCCCGGTGAACGAGACGCCCCATCAGCTTCTGATATTCTCCAAAAAATGAGAAAGCAGAGTCGCCACGTTGACGACGCACTTCACTACGCCAAGAAGCACGGACCTTACGCAGGCAAAGACCAGGGCCATATTGCATACGCATCTGACATTTACAGAGCCTCAGGTATTGATTACGAGCGGTTGTCTAAAGGGTCGAAAGTATACTCAGGTAGCAAAGACGGTATGGATTACGAGATCTTCGAAGACTCTGAAGGCAAACGATTCTCTTTTCTGAAAACGCCCAGAGGAGTGATTCACGTTACCGGTCACCTTACTTGGAAGGAGGAATAATGCCCCTTAAGAAAGTACCTGGCGGATACAAAGCCACAAAGAACAGCAAGGTCAAGAGCCGTAAAGACGCTCTTAAACAAGTAGCTGCGATTAAGAGCAAGCAGAAAACTTCTAAGAAGTACTAATGGCTGACGACTACTACACCGCTGTACGCAAGAAGAAGATCTTGGCTGAGCACAACCTTGAAGGCTGTAACAAGCCTAAGAGGACACCCAACCACCCTAAGAAGAGCCACATGGTTCTGGCGTGTGAGGGTGGTAAGTTTAAGATCATACGCTTCGGTGAGCAGGGAGCCAAGACCGCGGGTAAGCCCAAGGAAGGCGAGTCCGACAAGATGAAGAAGAAGCGCAAGAGCTTCAAGTCTCGACACGCTAAGAACATCAAGAAGGGCAAGATGAGCGCCGCCTACTGGGCCGACAAGGTGAAATGGTAATGGCTAAGAAAGACGAGTACGAGAAGAAAAAGAAGAACCTCAAAGACGAGGCTCAAGGCTCTGGTAAGAAGCTCAGCGAGAAGACCCTAAAGACTCTTAGCAACAAAGCCAAGGAGTCTGGCATCGGCTCGGGCAAGCTGAAGAAAGTCTACCGTCGAGGCATGGGTGCATACTACTCTTCGGGCTCTCGACCTGGCATGTCACCGCACCAGTGGGCCATGGGTCGTGTCAACAGCTTCATCAAGGGAAGCAAGAAACACGACACAGATCTGAGGTAGTCATGGCAAAGAAAACACAGCCCTACGACAAGGGAGTGCCCGCCAAGTACACCGCGGGCATGTCCGAGGGGAAAGCGACCGCGCAAGCCGCGGAGATCAAGAGCACGGCAGAGACAGTAAAGAAGGCAAAGAAAGAGGGTAAAGAGCTCTCTGGCGACTACTACGATATGGTTGCAAAGAAACGAATGGCCTTAGCCAAAGAGAAGAAGTAATGGCTGAATACGACGAGATGATGGGAGCCCTCAGGCAGGACGCTCAGACAGCAGATCAATGCCCCGAGGCTACACAGAACCTTGAGCTCAACCTCGAGAACCGCCAGAACGCTCTCGACACCAAGGAGTATGGCCCAGCCAATCCAGGTCTCGACGAAGAAGGCGGTAACGAAGAGTTCTGGCAGCGCTACGCAGACAAGTTCAACGACACCGTCGAGAACGTCATGACGATGCGCTGCGGTAACTGCACCTTCTTTGATACAACAGATCAAACACGTGACTGCATCGCTATGGGGATAGGTGACGAGCCTGACCCAGAAACTGCTATCATGGGCGGAGACCTTGGGTATTGCCAAGCCCTCGACTTTAAGTGTGCGTCCCAGCGAGTTTGTGTCGTCTGGGCAGGGAGACAAGAATAATGGCTGCCGAGAGCTTCTTTCCCCTGACAGCTCCGCTGGTTTCCACCGTCGATAAGAAAGACCGGTGGAAGCTTCGGAAGCCGCACCCTAGGTGGCGGACAGATGTTCGAAACAGCTACGAGAGACAGCGCCTGTGGTCAGAACTTCCTGAAAACGAACGCGTAGATATCTCATATCAGTTAGGTGCCAGGAGGAGGATACTGTAGTGGGTTGGGTAGCAAACGGTTTGAGATGTGACGACTGTAAGACAGTAGACGGTCATGTGTACTACAAGAGGAGCGCGGGACCCCCGCCGTGCCCCGAGTGCGGTAGCGCTCGTGTAATCGACTGGTCCCACGGGGAGTTCCCCGGAGTCAAGGGCGACGGGATTAAGTCTTTCGTGCCCGTAGACATGGGCGTCCTCGGGTACTGCGACACGCGCGAGAAGTACGATCGCGCCGAGGCTATCATCAAAGAGCGCTTCCCAGGACACACGATCAACAAGGTCGTTGAGTCGAAGGCGGACCACGGCGAAAGGCTTGACGCTATTAAGCACAGGTCTTGGGCCCAGAAGAAGGCCAACCATCTTACGCCAGCTATCATCGCCGAGGTAAAAGAAAAGTCCGAGGCAAAGGCCCGAGAGGCCAGAGGTAGAGCGCTGGCTCAGAACAAGAACCCCGCTAAGGCAGAGAAAGCAGCTAAGGCGAACGTAGGTTCCGCCTCTAAGAACGCCGGGGGCTGGGGACAGTGACTACGTCAGTAGACATTAGAGAAGCCCAGCGGCGTGCTCGCCTGTGGCCCAGGTCTCTAAGAACCGTGAGAGAACTGGTTCCCTATGATATGCTCCTCGTCGAGGATAGAGCTACGGGGATCCGATGCAAAGTCCCAAACAAAATGCGTCTAATGCACGGCTTAGAGGTCGCCTTCGAGCTCGCAACGGACTTGTCTGAACCCCACGAAGAAGACGAAAGTCTTTAGTTATAATTCTTATAGGAGACCCCCATGGCTGTTGACCCGAAGACTGGCGAAGAGATGGAAGAGACCCCCGAGACTATGGAGCAGGACAGCGACATCCAGAAGATGCTCGCCGCTGCAGACGAGATCATCGAAGGCGATGCCCCCGCTCCCGAAGAGGGAATGGAAGAGGCGCCCGCTGAAGAGAACATGGAAGGTGTAGATCTCTCTCCCATCGAAGAAGCCCTCGGAATCGACAGCGCAGCAGCCTTAGAGCTGTGGGAAGCCGCTCAAGACCGAGAAGACCTCGCCATGCTGACCCCAGAAGAGCTCGCCGAGAGGCTGGCCGAGGACTTCGGACTTCGCATGCAGCTTGAAAAGGCAGCAGCTATGAAGGCCGACGCCGGTATGGAAGAAGACATGGGTATGCCTCCGATGGAAGAAGCACCCCCTATGGAAGAGATGCCCATGGGCGACCCGGCAGGCATGATGCCTCCAGGGATGTGAGCCATGGCCGAGTTTGAAGCCAAGTCTAAGCTTGATCCAAAATACGGTATCAATCGCGAACAAGTCGAAATGCATCGCTTGAAACAAGAAGCCGATGACCTAGACAAGAGGACGAAGCGCTCAGCTGCGGTTGGCGCAGGTATTGGCGCCGCAGCGGGTGCCGCGGGCATAACAGCGGCCAAGAGAGCTATGGAAAAGAAATACGGCGCTCCAGGCTCGGTTAAAGCTCATACAAAGCAGCAAGATGTGATGCACGGTGAGCGGAACCCTAGCAACGTCGGAAACCCGAAAGCTCCAAGCACTGCTTTAGGCGCCGCGATTACCGGCGCATTAGGCGCCTCTGCAGGGATGGTTGCTCCTATGGTCAAAGATCATCTTAAGGAAGGGGCTGAATACCGGAAAGAGCGGCGTCAGGGTCGTAAAGCCGCAAAACTGGAAAGAGACTATTACGAGGCAATGGACGAGATGCGGCGAAAAAATCAACAGTCGTATGACCCTGATAAGAAGGAGTAAGGACATATGAGCGAAGATGACACCACAGTCGAGCCCTCTGCAGACAGTGCCCCGGAAGGTGCTGCTGCAGAGGCGCCCGTCGAAACACCAGCAGAACCTTCCGTCGAGACCGCCGCCGACACCACGGCAGACTCAGCACCTACCACAGAAGACAGTGGCGGCTCGGCGGATACCTGGACCGGAGAGCTCGCCGACGTGCAGGGCTCGGAATGGTTCGAAGCCCTGCCCGGTGATGTTCAAGGAGCCGTGCTTGCAGGACTCGAAGCCAAGTATAAGAACTGGCAGCGAGGCTACAACGATAAGTTTCAGGGACTCGCCGACTCTAAGAAGTCGCTGAGCGATCGCGAAGAAGAGCTCAAAGCAAAAGAGCTTCGCGTGCAGAAGTGGCTCTACGGAGAAGAAGATCCAATAAGCACCCTCAAGCAAGAGCTTGATGGACTGCGCACCGAGAAAGAGAGCATCGAGACGAAGCTTCGCGAGGAACTCGAGAAGGCCGTTTCAGAAGCTAAGGCTGGAGGTGCCGTAGACCTGGAGCGCCTGCAAGCCGAGCGCGATGCCGCGCAGAGTAAGCTAGCAGAGATCGAATCCCGTGAAGCCGCGGCTCAAGAAGCTCAGCTAGATAAGGAAGCAGGGGAGCTAGACAGCTGGCTTCAGAAGAACGCTCCAGACCTGTATAGAGAGTACAACGACGAAGCTCTCGACAAGGCCAGAGACGACGCCTTTCTCGCGTTCTGCAAGATATCCATGATGGGCGTAGAGCCCGAAGTGGCTCTGTCCATGCTGCGTGTTCAGCACCCGGAGATCAAAGTCCCCGGAGAGCCCGAGAAGGTAGAGCCCGAAGAGGTGCCCGCGAGTGTGGACCTCATGAACATGGGCACGGGAAGCGGCGGAGAGGCCATGGGCAAGGGCGATGTGCGGTCCTTCGACGACATCATGGACAGCCTTAGACGTGCTGCACAGCAATCGGCGGTGTCCTAATGCCTAGTCAAAAGACCTTTCTGGTAGAAGACGCCTCTGGCTGTCTCGACTCTTCGCTCGTAGTCCTTGAGGGCTCCGATAGAGCAGTCACCTATATGGACTTGTCGCAGATCATATGCATACGAATCGCAAGCACGGGAGCTCTCACAGCCCATGTGCCCGGTGGTTCTATGCAGATACTAGACCTGGAGAGACAAGACGCGGACGCCATCGTAGAACAATGGCTGTCCTTGCGACTATCAGCCAGCAGCGATTAGCTCTTCGAGCGCTTCGACAGCAGTCTTGCGGGTCTTGCCCGCCTGCTCTGCTTCGAGAAGCGCTTCAAGATACATGTCATAGTCGCCCGTAGCGAGAGCTGCCCGGAGCTTCTTGACCGAGAGGTCGAGGAGCTCAAGCGGCGCTTCGCCCGTAGGGGCCGCGACTTCCGCAGGAGCCTCTATAGCTACAGAGGCCGCCGCCGACATGCTCACACCGCGATGAGTTAGCTCATCTACCGCCAAGTCCAGAGCGAGCGGGGAGTCCGCTTCGATCGTGAGCACCGCTTCGTCCCGGCGGAGGGAGCCGTATCCGCCGCCGCGGCGAACAGACGCCACGCCGATAGAGCGCTCCTCGAACCAAGAGAGCTCAGGAAGGGGGCCGACCGCATTAAAGGTGTAAGAAGGCATCAGGTCTCCGGGGGTACATAGTTGTGGGGGATAAAGTGGCCGGGACCCCAGGGTGTGTCTTGTACCTGGATGCCGGCAGCGGCAGATAGCCCGTGGAGGGCAGGGTCCTTAGACCAGTAAAAGTACATGACCTCGGGGCCGCTCTTGCCCCAGTAGCGGTCCCAGCCGTGGCTCGTGTAGTACGCGTGAGCAGGAGCATGGACCGCGGGAACGCGCTCCGTGTTGGGCGAGAGCTCCCATCCATCGGGAGGAACGATAAAGCCGTCCTCGTCGTACTCGCAGTCCAGCCCGCCCGTAGGCTCCTCAGGCTCTTCGGGAGCCTCGGGTTGCGGAGCGCTGTGCGCCTTGGTCGGGTTCTTCACCGCAGTCGAGTTCTGCATAGAAGCAAGACCGCGGGTGAGGGCGACACGCGCAGCCGTCTCGCGCGTGACCACGACACCTAGCTCTCGAACAGCAGGCCAGCTGCGCATCAGAGCCACAACACCGTCAAGCTGTTCGAGTAGTAAATCGTCCAGCTCGACAGACACCGCTACAGGGTCTCCCTTCACGAAAGTCAGCTTATCGGCCAGTTTTGTCTTACCGCTCATACGCACCCTCCGACAAGGAGCATAACACACCTACACATAGGGCAGGCTGACAATCTGTCAAGCGTTCTTAAAAATGTATTTGCGATATTTTTTATAAACAGCTTAGGGTCCCCTTGTTGACAAAACGTCAACCCTTTTCAAAAAGTATACTCGCCGAAAAAACGGCTCCCCCGGAGGGGCCCGGAGGGCGCCGATGGCGGGGGGTGGGGGTGGCATCGGATAGCGAGACGCATCGGGCCGGGCGGGCCGGGTCAGGGCGGGCCGAACGGGGAGATGAGGATGCAGGATAGCTGGGGAGGAGCGCTCCCCCTGCGCAGGGAAGACGGACAAATAATGGTAGGCACTGACGACCTGGTGCCCCCCCAATCTACTGAACACCTGTACAGGAGGGACGCGCCAAGCTATCCCAGCTTCTGAGATTCTGTGACATTTAGTGACGACAGCGCAGTGCAGCGAATAGCCTTCTAATCCGCTCGCTGATATTGACGGCTCGTCAGCAGTGGCTTAACGTCACGAAGTGACGCACCGAACGCGTCGCACCAACCAATCGGAGTCAATCAAAATGAAAACCAAATACACAGTACCCTGTCCCCTGTCGGGGCTGTCCATCGAGATGGAACACAATTCTGAGGATATCTATTTTCCATGGGCTGCCTTCCTGCACGTGGACATAGGCGGATGGAGGCCGCTCTTCCTGAACACGTGCGGAGAGACACCCATGGAGGCGTGTCGAGCGCTACACGATTGTCTCGATACAGTGCGTCGCGTCGTATGGAATTTCAGCTCTGAGAGGGAAGATGTGGAGAGCATGCTGGACCTGCTATGGAAGGACACGCTGAACATCGAGGCCAGCGACCACGTGCTATCGCTAAATGCCGCAGGGGGTGCCTGATGCCACGCTACAAGGTCACTCTGTATGTGCGCTGTCAGGACCTCCCCTCGGGTGAGAGGCCAGGGTTCGATATCGGCTACGCTCTCCAGGAGAGAGGCCTGCCAGGAGCGCTCGAAGCTATGGAAGGCGCTCTTCAGGATGCGCTCGAAGAGCACAGGAAGGGCCATCTGGCCCTGTCGGTCTACCAAGAAGACGAGGACATCCTATCCTCACAAGTAGAGGACGTGGACGAGACGGACGGGGAAGACCTCGTCTATCAGCAGCTCGCGCATCTGCAGTGGGATGAGCTATGCGAAGCAGGACAGCGCCTCAAGATGCAGCTAGAGCCCTGCTTCAATGACCGCGAGGACTACAGATGAGGAAGGACATCGAGCTATCTCTGAGCTTCGTCTGCTTCGCAGTTGGTCTCTACTTCTTCCTCATCCTCTGAGTGTGACGAGAGGTCCCCAGCGCATGCTGGGGGCCTTGACGATGCACTCAGCATCACAACCAACCAACTGGAGTCAATCATGAACATAGAACTATACCGAGGCGGCCACAGCTGCCCCACGACACTGCAGCCCTTTTACCATGCGCAGGGTCAGCTCCCCTTTAATCTGGCGTGGTTCACTTCAGACTATGCACTCGCCGAGTGCTACGGGCCCGTGAACGACTACGAAGTAACCCTCCGCAGCATCAAGAAGGTAACCCGCGAGGAGTGGTCAGCGTTCGACAGAGTGATGCTGTTCGTCAACCCTCAACCCGTGATTGACCTAAAGGCGCAAGGCTATGACGCAGTGCGCTGTCAGTTTACCTCGGAAGTTCT